CAACTATCTCCTCTCTCATCCTCGTCTGCTATCCTCTTATACGACGTGTAGGTGTACGCCTATTTCCCAATGTCGGAGTGCGCCACCCACTTGTTTTCCAGCCCTGTGTCCTCCTAGCCTCGGACTTTTTTGCAGTGGCTGCAGAAGCGCGACGGCGCTTGGCCCGGCTCTTAGACGCTGCTTGAGACTTTGCGGCCCCAACATAACGCTGTTTAGACCTTGCGCTCTGTGGGGTCGCACGTAGACGTGGCATAACCAACTATCTCCTTTTTTTAGGCTTGATTGCCTTCTTCTTCTTCTTCATTGCTGCGGCTGCAGCCTTCCGGCCCTGTGGCGTGTAACTATAGTGTTTTCCTCCAACTTTAGGCATCACAATACCTCTTCAATTTATTACTGATCTAGATGAGCTAAATCTAAATTTGTGAGCGGCTTCTCGATCTTCAAATCTTTTAATTTGTGGTTGTCAACGCTGATTTTCGTTCCACCTGCAACTCGACGCTCTTCGCCTTGTCCAGTTATAGTATAGAGATAAAATGTTGTCGTCCACGGAGTGATGCGAACAATTCTTCCAGGTCTCCCGTCGAGAATAACAACATCGTCGGCATTATAGTCGCTCCCGAGAAAGATGATGAGGCCCGCAATCGACGACTCGATTGTCGACTTGAAGAACAGCAAAGTGGCACCACCCAGAAACATCCATCCATACTCCCCCAGAAGCTGCTGGATAACATCGACTTCCATGTCGAGCCACCATCACGTCACTCTACTATTACTGGTTAGCGTCGAAAATCGTCTGCTGCTGGTCGAGGGTCTTGCTCTTCCACCAGCTGATCAGCTTGTCGCGCCGCAGACGGTCTGCAGTGCCCTGGACTACTCCAGTAGCTATCTGAGCCGCTGTCACGGTAGACCCACTTGCAGTACTTTGTGCGGTAGCCTCTGCGGCCAAAGCTGTCTGCTGGGCGTCAGCAACACTCACTGTGATGTTTGGCATCTATCTCTCCTTATGCTGTTTTCTTGAGGGATTCGATTTCGTCCTTCAACTCCTGCAGCTGCTCCAACAGCAAGACAGACATCATCTGATACCGGACACTATAGGGCTTACCGTCCTTGAAGTTGACCAACTCCGGCATCACCTCTGCAACTTCTTCTGCAATCAGACCAAAGTCCCGACGTCCTGGCTCTCCTACCTGCTGTGCCCACCCATCTGGGGCATCGACTGGATGACGCCAAGTAAACGTCCTCGGCTTTAGATCCATCACTCGGTCAGATCCCGTTCCTGAAGTATAATCCTCCTTATAGACCCCAGAGGATGTCACCGAGTGGAGTTCATTTGATCCGTTGATGTTGACGTCCGTCGAAGCGGATGCTGCCAGCAGAGCATTCATGAATACGCCGCCATCGCTCTCAACAACCACTCTGAACGCCGAAGCATTATTGTCATAAAGCCCCCATTCGTCCTTGTAGCCGCCGTTCTGGCCTCCAACGAGAAACGAGTAGTCGCCGCCATCCAAAGGGCCAGTAGCATGCATCCGTAGCTCGACGCTATGGCGCCCGATGTTCTGGATGATCATGCCAATCAGCGCGCTATTGTCGTCGCCCGTGACATCAAGAACGCTGTCTGGAGTATCAGTCAGTATACCGATCCTGTCAGTCGACGCATCCGCGAAGAAAAGATGCGTTTTCCCATCGCCCTCTATGCGGAAATCCTTATCGGCTCCTGCCTCGTTGAATACGAAAGTGCCCCCATCAAAGCTCACATCGCCGGTGGCCGATAGCGTGGTAAATGCCCCCGTAGAGGCTGAAGAAGCGCCAACAGTAGTGCCGTCAATGGCCCCGCTGTCGATGTCCACGTTGGTTATTTCATGATTGTTGAAGTCCAACTCTACAGCACCATCACCACCCCAGGTTAGCTTGCCTGCTGTATGCGTCAGCGTGATGTCGCCGCTATTCCAGTTGATCACCGATCCCGAAGACGTGAGAAGCAGATCATCTCCTACTGAGACATCTGTAGTGGCAGACAGGCTGGTAAAAGCCCCCGTAGAGGCCGACGCTGCCCCGATAGCCGTGCCGTCGATGGCCCCGCCGTTGATGTCGAACGCACTGCCCTCGATCTCCACACTCCCCGCCTCCAGCTTCTGGCCGAGGGTGATCTTCTCGCCGCTATTGGTTGTGACAAAGGTCAGGTAGGCATTGTTAGCCTCCTCGATTATCAGCGAGGAAGCTTGGTTGTCGGGGATCTTTATCGAGTTCTCACCCGCATTGCTGAAGACCAAAGCCCCGTCACCGCCAGCAGAAAGCGTAAGATCGCCTGATATATCCGCAGCGCCGTTGATGTCCACCGTGCCGCCTATCGTCACTACCGTGGCAGTAGACGTTATTACATCAGTCCCACCAACCTTGAGTTTGACTGTATCATCAGCAGAAGCATAAAGGTAGCTATCATGGTCGGCGTCCAACATATAGCCCAAGCCGCCAGCTTGGCCCGTAAGATACTCTTCAGCGCACTGGCTTAGATCAAAGACTATACGCCCACTGCTAGCGTGGACAACGCTCACATACCCAACAACCTGTATAAACTCACCAGAGGTAGGGCGCGTTAGTGTCCAACCTCCTGCCGTAGAAGACAAGTAAACCGGGTTGCCTACCGTGCTGCCAGACGTGTTTAGGCCAGAGACCTCCTTTGACAGCAAAGCTGTACCGTCGGCATTGTTTGAAATGTTCGCATCAACAATAGCGATAGCAAAGTAATTGGTAGCTAATGCAGCAGTGCTATCAGCTTTTGCTGCCGTTGGATAGTTGTCAGTTCCATCAGAATAGGTTCCTGACAGATAGATCAGGTCGTTGCCAGAAAGAGTGCCGCCTGTTTCATTGCGGATCTTGAAGCGACCATTTTCAACGTTGGCGTGAGAACGGATCTTACTGGTTCGGATCCCATTATCCTGCAGATTGAGATAGTCAAGCTTAGTCGTATTCGCCCAAGTCCTAACCTGCTCTAAGGGAGTCTGCACGTGGTTCCAGTTGTGCGGTTGGGCATTGGCAGCATATGTGAGTGTTAGTTCAGGCATTATCGTCGATCCTCCAACTCGCCCTCTAGCACTAGCGATTGTAACATGAAATCGTTATTGATATTTCCTTCGTCGTAAACCTCGATCATATGACGCCGCCCTAGAGTCCCATGCTCTGTGCGCCAAGGCAGCGCCTCTCCAGCATTCCAAAGACCACCATCGCCCCATTCACCCTCTGCCGCATCATCGGTCCAGAAGCTCAAATTACCCGACAGATCTGCCTCATCCAGCACGGCTGCGTTTCCCTCATCCGCAATGACGTTAACAAATAGCTTGAATTTCCCAGCAACGTTACTCTCGCCATAGACATGGTTAACGCTTTTCACCTGCGTCTTCACTCCATCTTCAATGCCATCAAAACCATCTCGCTTGGCGTGAATAGGCATTGGCTGATCATTATCCTTGTATACGGATTTAGCATCCATCTCGTAGATAATGCCATTACGTCCCGTAAAACTCTGCACCACCCCTGTCGTAGAGGGCAATCCATTATCCGGATCTACCTCAACGTTGAATAACACTGAGGCGGGGAAGTTGATACCAGTATTATCTCGAATGCGAAACCAAGGGTAGTTCTCATCCGGATTCTGGGCGTAGGCTATAGCAGAGTCCACATCGAGGCACAGGTAAGCGTCTGGAGTAGTTGCCGTATCCTTGCAAATACCCCAACGCACCTCCCGGTACTGAGGGGAGTAAGCGCCATGGATATTATTCGCCTGTGTTAAATTCAACGCCGGCATCTCCTCATAGGCACGCCCCGCACAGAAGTGTATCAGGGTCTCCCAAAGCGAGTAGAGAATCGGCAGGCCACGGCCAGTGTACAAAATCATCATGGGCCCCTCGGAACCCCAGAAGAAGGCTACGTCCTGAGACTCATTGCCACGCCCCAGAGAAACATCAACAAAGCTCTCCCAATTCACTGGACCCGATATACTCGAAATCTCATCCCAATCCCAATCGCGGGGGCCACCTGTTCCCAAGTAGTAGGCACGTGTAAATTCTCGGCCGCCAACAATCAAATAGGGCCCACAGCGTCCAAGCGACTGAATCGCCTCACCCCGAATTCCAGTAACCTCAACTATATCGCCCGAGTTGGCAGAGGTCTCATTTACCACTGCCGAAGGTTTGAACACGTTGGCATCCGCACTATCACCCGAGGCTATCAGGCGGTTTCCATAAACCGTACCAAAGCGACACGCGTTGAAACCAGTCGTCCCCGGCTGCGCAATCGTGGACGATGAATTGATAGTTGTAAAAGTCGTACCATCAAAGATGCAGACCTTATTATTGAACATCATCGCCTGCGGGCGTACATCTGCCAGAACCGTTGCCTTAGCTGAACCCCAAGTACGACCTACGTTGGAAAACTCGTAGATCTCAGTTCCTCCGCTCTTGGCCTGGAACACGAAGAGCTTCTGGGTGGAATCGTCGTAGTGAGCATCGATACCACCGCGCAAGTCGTAGCTGCCCGACTGCAGCTGGTCCTGACTTAAACGCCGGAGACCCAAATCTTTGGTAAGGGCACCATCGTTTACCCAGTTGAAATTTCGACGAAGTCGCCAGCGACGCATAGCAGCTGTGACGTTCTGACGTATGCCCCCGCCCAGATTCATCTCGGGCCAGGAGAAATGTCCATCACGCTCGATCACTTTGCTTTGGCTTTGGCCTTGGCCTTAGGCTTTTCTTTCGCTGGCGGTGCGGCTGCTGCCGCCTGCTTCTCGGCGTCTTTGATACGCTGGGGCTTACCAGAAGCCCAACTTGTCTTGTCTTGCGGCATCTTACTCTCCCAAGTCTACAGGTCGTACTGTGCGGCCCTTGGCGCTCTGGCGTGAACGTATCCAGCCCAACATCTCTTTCAACTCGCCGGGAGCGCCTATATAGCCATAGAATTGCCGGCGCAGCACGTCACTGCGCTTTGGCGATTTGGTGGCAGCAGTCATCGCGGCATGCGTGACTACCACCGGATGATGATCCTCTGGAACCGGACAAATGATGGCAAAGGTCGTTGTATTATCCGGCGTAGTTGACCAATTCTCATCCATCGTCAAGATCCCCGTCGATCCTGCATAGTCAGAGATCTTGTTAGTCTGACCAACCCCGGTGCCACCTGTCAGGATGATGTTCATATCGTTGTAATAATCGTCGCGCACATCTTTCCAACCGTGGTTCGTGCTGTAGTTCGGATTGCCGCTAAAAACAGTCAGCGTCGAGGTGCCGCCAGCCGAGGCGGTGCCTTGAATCATATTCCCGAACATAGGAGAAAACCAAACACGGATAGCATTAGCTAACGTCTTAGTTGGCTCTGGCATCACGCGCACCTTGCTGCCATGCAGCGTGATGTGAGTATCCGGTACTAAGTTGATAACCCCTGGATCGGCGAAATTGGTGTAATCGTCCAACTCAGCCCAAGGCATTTCAGCACCGGAAGGATTATCACGATTCTCGGCAAAAATGATCTTAGACCCCAAACGGGCATTCAGGGGCATATCATACTCTGCCTGTCCAGACACCAGCGATATATCATGGGTTTCGACAAAGAAGGAAGGATCTTCTTTTACGATATATCGTAAAATGGTCTGCTGCGAGTCAAATAAGCGACGCCAGATCTGCACACCCGACCAGAAATTATCGCCGGCATGCAGATGATCCTTAAAGCTGTCAACCATCTCGGTGGGCAGCATGACACCTCAGTTGCTATCGATTTCCGCCAGCTCCTGCTCAATCGGCGGTTGATTCAACTCGTTGGCTTTCAGGGCAGCATTCCGATCTTCTTTTGGTCGGTTGTCAACCGGGAAGGTATCCGCATCTTTCTTCGCCGCCCAATGTATTGGATCCCGAACCAGGTCGTCCGTCTCGGCTCGTTGAGATAGCACATTCCGGCGGTGCGCTGATCGTTGCACCTCCATTTGCTCGCGCATAATGTCATTAGTTCGCCGAACATGATGGTCACATGACTTGAGCATCCGGAAGGTGCGGATGTCAAAGGGACGATAGCTCCCATCATTATTCTCTACAAAGCAAATATGCTTCTCAACATCGTAAAGCTGAGACGGGGCCGGACACAGACGTGTGACCTCCCAACGCTCTCTGGAATCACACCAGCGCACATTGAGTTTTGGATCATACGCCTGCATCCGCTTGAGCAAACCCCGATCAGGAATATACATCAGGCCGCTACCAGATCCGCCGTAAGCGCACCCGATGTCTGCTCGATCTCGTTGCGCGTCCACAGCGGCACATAGTCGATAACAAGACCCAGGAACACAGCTTCATCTGCTTCGAAACCAGTCCAAGCATCAGCTTCAACATTCCAGGCAATAGCGCCCTGGCGTGCCGTAAAGTCAAACTTATTCTTCGAAATGATACCTCGGCTGGATCGATATAGCCGCAGTGTCGTAGTTGCCGAAGGACTTTGAGCGGCAATAGTCGTGTCAAGGGCCGCTCCCGTGCCTTTCTGTGGCGCGGTCAGCGCTTCTCCTACATCACACTGATCGTAGCTAACGGCCCAAGTAATTGAGTCGCTAGTTGCGATACCAGTAGCCGCCTCTACTGTCCATATAACCGTAGCCCCAATAGTGTGCCGTGGATCCATCAGCGCAGGTGTTTCCAAGTCTAACGCAGACCACTCATCACCAGCTGCCCCCACAGTGATGCCACCATAGGCAAATGTCGATAGCTCACCCCAGGCAGGGGCACCCGCCCCGCCGCCAGCATTGCCAACGCCCAAATTGAAAACGTGCCAGGGTAGCACAGTCCGACCGCGAAGAGATTCAATACCCTTATTTCTCAGTCCCATAATATCATACTCCCGTAAAAATGGATAGTTTACCCCCTCCGTAGAGGGATACTGGTATTACGCTGATGTGCTGCTAGACCGCTCGTAGTGATAGCGACAGAAGACAACGACTGTGCCGGAAGCAACGGTAAGTGTCAATGCCAAGTTGGCGGCATTGACACGTATCGGCCCCCACAGCGTTTCTGGCGTGTTAGCAATCGAGGTAGTCTCGTCAACTATTGTGTCAGATCCCGTTCCTGACGTAATCTTCCAGGCTAAAGCAGATGCCGTCTTGATAACCAAATAGTCAATGACACCAACTTTGTCGGCAACCGCTGGCACCAAAGCCGTACCGGAAGCAAGATTTGTCGAAGTCAGCGTTTTCTGACTGAACTCCTCACCCGAAGTATCACGCGGCGGCCGAATAGGTACGGTCAGTGAAGCCATAATCTCCCTTTCAGAAAGGGGAAGGCAAGCCCGAAGCTCACCTTCCCCTTTAAACTAGCGCTCTAGGTCGCGGATAACACCCTGGTCGTCGGGTGCCATGCAGCCAAGCTCGGCGTAGTAAAACAACGTAGCGTCATAGGCCGCTTGGCCCGACACGCGATGTAGAACATCTCCGTCAAGATCGTCGAAGTCCCAATCCTGCAGCTCGTAGAATCCAAGATCAGACTCGTCGAGACAGAAGAGCATGTCATTCCCATTCGCGTCTACCGGACAATCGCGATCCCAGACAATCGGGATGCCAGCCCAGTCCAGCGCCTGGAAACCGCCCTGTAGCGTCAGCGTTGAGGTATAGCGACGGTCGGCCGCCATCAGCTGGCCAATCTTGCGCCACTGCGTCGAAGTTGTGATCATCAGCGAAGGATCGCCCTCACCCTGATCCTGGACCTCCAGAATGATCTGATCCAGCAAGTCTGACGATATAGCACGGGCCGTACCAGGCGTCGAATGCTCAAGGACCTGCGCATTCCATTCGGGATAGGTGGATCGGCTAATGGCCTGCAACGTCGTAACAAAAGCCCCAATACCCGAGGTTTTTGAGGCATCGTCACAGATACCCAGCAGCCCCATCATCTCCATGCCACGGTTGTCCTCGCGGAAGACGAAATCGCCATCAGCCCAACTTGACGAAGCCACGGTACAAGTATTACCGGAGACTCCCGTAACTGAAACCGAGTTTAGCTTCTGAGAACCGCCTGATTTCGCGGAATAGACATCGATCACCATATTCACCTTGACCTTGTGACCGGTGTCCAGAACCAGCGATGTAGCAGAGGAACCTGTACCATTGGCAGTACCCAATGAGCCAGAGGCATCACCGAAAAGCTGCCGGTTGATGTCATTCTTAAGATCGCGGCGGATACCGTCCATCTCGGCTCCAACCACGCGGATGAAGCTTCCCTTGTCGTTCTTAGAAGCAACGATCGACGGATGCGTCATCCGGATCGTTCCGTAGTTGTAGTTGAAATTGACCTGCGTTGATACGTAGGTCTGGTTTTGCGCGGTAGGAAGCGAGTTGTTGCTGGCATCATCGCGCGCGCCGATGGCCTGTGTTGGGCGGAGATTGACCGGCACGTCGGCATATCTTCCGGATATGTCGGTCGATTCGGTGTCTCTTTCCAGGCGGGTCATCAGAATACGGTCCACGGGGATTGTGGACCGCAGCCGAGGGAGGTAAAACTCCTTCAGCGCAGAGTTCATATTAGTTACTGTGGCGGGCATTGCTTAGTTCCTATTGGTTATCCGCCAGTCATTTTTTCCGCCGTACTGTCGAGGAAGCCCTTGACCATCTTCTGGAAGTCGCCACCGCGGAAGTCCATCGAGCGATTACGTGGATCCTTGACGGCATTCATTACCTGAGTGGCCCGAGCCGTATCCCCAGACTGAGGGGCGGTAACGGGCGGCGTATTGGTTTCATCTTGAGTGGCCGCATCAACCTCGGCCTCTCCCGAAGCATGCCGCTCCCGCAGGCGCTGGTTGTTCAGCTCCCGCAAGAGTTGCGATGCATGATTCAGGCTAAAGCTGTTGCCATGTTTCTCCATGCCTTGCTGCGTAGTCTGTGCCTTCAACGCGCTGCGATCAAAGCCCGAGGTAACGTGGAGGCTGTCAAGAAGACCGTCCAGGTGGCTTTCGTACTGCGCCCGAATTGTCTTTTGATCATCCATTGCCTGCCGAGACTCAACGTTGGCAACTTGATTGACCACCGGCTTAAGACGTTCATCCATAACGTTGTTAATCTCACGGCGGAACATATCCGTGAGATCTTTAACCCCATCTGGATCATCTGGAGCCATCCGGCTCAGACCTTCTTCTATAACCGACTTGGTCTCTTCCTTCGTAGGTTCGGACCCTGTATCAGAGCGCTGCTGAAGCTGTCCAGCAGTCCATTGCATCAGCCCGCCCACAATCTGCTTCAGATCGGTAGCGGTGACATAGTTGGGCTGCTCTTCGGCCGGTGGAGCCTCCGACGCGGATGCTGCTTCGGGCGCAAGTGCCGATGTATTTGGCGCAGGCGCCTCACCCCGCTCGACACGGTTCTGTTCGATAATCGTGTCAAAGTCCTCAGTGGTGATCTCCTCAGGCAACTGTGCCACCTCCGGCGGTGCCTCGGCACCAGCGACGGGCTGCGTTGCTTCACTCATGTTAGGCTACTCCCTGAGGCGCTTGCTGCTGCAATGCCCCGGTTTGCGCTAGTTGGTCGGCTACCTGGTCAGGTGCCCCCTTGGCGGCTTCAGCCGCCTGCATTTGCGCCTGCTGCCGCTGCTGCAGCATTTCGCGATGCATACCAGCGCGTTCACGTAAAAGCTGCTGCCGATCTTCGGGCAGCTGGCTGAACTCCGCCGTTAGCATGTAATCCCGTAGGATAGACAGCTGCACAGCGTCGTTGTCAATTCCCGGCTCTGGCTTCTCCGGATCACGTCCCCTAATAATCGCTCTCAGGACACGGCGGGCCTTCTTGGCATCATTGATATACTCAGATTCAAAGCCGTCAATGTCCAATTTTTCGAGTATTTTCCCACGGACTTCAGGTTGCCGGATGTCGCCCAGAAGGCCCATCTCAGCTGCACGCAGAACCTTCTGCTGCCGAGCCGTATTGGAAAACTGCTGCCCCAAGGAAATTCGGACAGTCATATCCTCGGCGTTCTCAATATCAGCCCGAGAGTAGTGATAAACCTCGGTTTCTGCATTATCGCCGACAACGCGAATCATCCGAGAAGAACGCCAGTGTTTACGCACCAGACGCATCTTGCGCATCTCATGGTTAGAGAGAGCCTGACGCATCAACTTGACAGAGGGACCAAAACGCTTAAATGCCTGCTCAATTAAATGCTCTATGGCAGCGCCGGTCTCTGGCCCAGGAGGAACATCACCGGACAGCACTTCACGGGCGCCGGATACGTCTTCCATATCACGCAACGTCTGTGAGCGCTCCTCGATGACTTGGGCAGGGACTGGGATTGGCGGAACCTGCTCTGGCTTGAAGCCACCAGAAGCATGCGGATCATAGTTAATCTCCAGGCCAGCCTGCCCAGTAATCTCAGTGACGCCAGAGCCGTCAGGGATAAGCCACTGCGCCGTCGCCATCTTCTTCCTATTCATTACCAGATGGCTGTCAATGCCATTAAGACGCTTCTGCTGTGGAATGAGATCGGAAAAAACAGAGGCGCCCCAGAAAAAACCAGGAATGTCACGATACTTTATAAGCTCGTATCCCAAGGTTCCATCGTCACAGTCCAGCGGACTTGTATGCAAAATCTGCCCATTAGCCTCGCAGATTAACAAGCCCTTAGGGAATAGCTCATTAGGCACATGGCGCACCCACTTATGAAGGACACGCTCCCGATTCTTATCAGATTCTACGCCAGAATGTCCATGCAGGTGTGTATTATACATTCCCTGCCACTCATCCAACTCAATCGACTCAGCGACAACATCCTTGGCCTTCGACCCGTATATATGCTTAATCTCATCCAAATCCATCGGGTCAACCTCGACAGTGAGGCGCAGCTTGTCGAAGGTTCGGGCAGGGCCAGGATACCAGTTTAGCAGATTAACAACGCGCTCTTCAATCTCGCCAACCTTGACGGTGCGATAGCGCTGCTTGCCATTCTCATCTAAAACTGGTCGCTCCTGAAGCTCGATCTGCTCATTGCCTAAATCATCCAGGGCGTATACCTCGCCATCGGCAATAGTACCGCCGCAGCGCGGACATTGTGGCCCAGGACCAGGAAGCGGGAAAGAAGTGTCGCAATTAAGACAACGCTTAATTGGATCGACAGCCGGACGCTCATCCAACTGCATCATCGGCTTACGCATGCGGCGACCAGCGCGGCCATTCCAGTTGCAGTGGATTACTGCATTGCCAGCTAGCACCAGCCAGCCAGTAGCAGGGATCAAGAGGCTGGTATCGGTCTTGAGGCGACGCCACTCAGAATGCGATATGCGCTGGGCAGCGTAGGAAGCTTCAATATCAGGCTGGTCTTCACCAGCCGGCAACCACTCCGGCATAGGATTGCCGGAAGTGAATATGTCTACGATACGGTCAAAGTGTTTGGTGAGATAGTTGGTGACCGGGGTGGGTATCCAGTCATCTAAATCGTGCTGAGTAAACTGCTGGGTATAGGGTAGATAGCGTATCCACTGGTCGCCCAGCAAAAAGTGCATCGCCTCGCGGATTCGGTACTCCAGACCAGGGCGCGCATTCTTTACATAATCCCAGCACGAAGAGACAAACTGAGCATGCTCTTCGGGGGTGCTGGGAGCCTTCTCAAGATTGGTGACCGGTGAGCCGGTGGAATTTCCCATACACTCCTCTGAATGCAAAATAACATCATAGAGCGCATGCGTCAACTAAAACTGCAACATATTGGGTGCAGCCTACAGCCCCATAAGCGCAACAGTCCCTGCGAAGTCTGGGTGCACCTCCACATGAGAACGAAAGAGCAGGTCTGCTTCAGAGGGCTGCAAATGCTTGGAAAGGACACTGAGAAGAGGGCGGATAGCCTCAACCCAATCGGCAGGGTGTATTCTATATAGGATAGAGTCACCCATTGGGATCTGTAGGATTTTGCCCTGCTTCTGCTTGTCAGTCAGATAGACAGCATTGGGCAGATTCATCTTCGACTGGTTGCTCTCAGACAAAAGCCAATCCATGATTAGATTGCCACAGATGGTTCGCAACTGAATAGCGTCAGCCTCAAAGGTCTGAGGCGCCCCGGCCGTACGAGTAACCGGCAGAGTATCGCCGTTGACTCCTGTCGGAGGCTTGGTCGGTCGAGATGGAACCGGCTGAATAACTTCCTTGGGCTTAGAAAACCACTCAGTCTGCCTTCCTGGAATACGCTCGCCTGTAGCAGTAGAAGCTCCGCCAGATAGCGATTTATGCCCCTGCTTGGTGAAATGCCCGCCAGAGTTATAGTCATCTGGACGGATCTGGTGCAGATACTGCCCCGCTGAGTCACGCCCCTGAACGCCTCGCGTAGCCAGCAAATTTATACGCTCTTCGGAAAGCTCTCCCAACTCTCCTGTGCGAGCATGCTGCTCTGCCTCCACCTCTTCTGGCGCCTTCATCTTCGTAGACGCCATAAGATGCTCTACGTCAATCTCCTCAGGAAGCCCTTCTTGTTCCGCCATTAGACGCCCTCAACATCTTCTACTGTGGCCCGTCTCGGGCCGTGAGATCGAAGATGATCCATCGGATCTATTGGACCATGAAGTTCCACATCCAGCTGCGCATTACGCACCCGAAGCGCTAGCTCACGATAGAGCTTCTGAGTATCAGTACGTTCTTGACGCTCCCGATTAAGCTGAGCCAGCAAGGTGACGATTACAAAACAAAGAGCCACTAGAGCAAAGTAGGGAAACCATTCTATCATGACATATACCTCCCCATGCCAGAGTCATAATCAGGCGTGCGTTCTTTAGCTTTAACCCGTCGGATCAGCCTTTCCGAGTAATCCTCATCGTCATCTTCAACCTCCCGAACCGGGATTCCCTGGACAGTAGCCGGCAACTCATTCTGCTGCCGATGCGCCTGTAGTGTTGCAACCTTCATCATCTCAAGACAAATAAGCCAAGCCATAACCAAATCATCATAGCTTCCTGGAAGTCCCTGGAACTTATTCCCGTGCAACGCAAAGTTCTTAAACTGATTCAACAGCTTGCGAGAGCGCGGCTTAGCTGTCTTGTCCTGCATCCATCGACGCCCCTGTGCGATGAGCATCGGACGCGTTAGCTCGGAAGTATTCCAACCCAGCTTGGATGTTGGGTCTCTATACGCCCGTCGTGTCTCGCGACGCTCGAAATAAATATTAGGATAGCGCAACTGCTTGAGGACCAGATTAGAAGTGGCATCCTTGTTGTTTTCGATACCAATCAATGCCGTGTTGTAGTGCGTGCCCAGCATCCAACACAACTCCCCAAAAGCAATAGGCTCGATCTTCCCCTGAAGCTCGGCTACCTGCTCTCCAGTGTTGACGCAGCCCACCTGGGCCACTGAGTCGTCACCGCGCTCCAAGCCTTCTGCCGGGTCGCCGCCCAAAGCATAGACCCAGCCAGGAACAGGCGGCTCAAAAATACGCAGATCGTAGGGGACACCTCTAGGCATGATAAAAGTATAAAGAGATCATATCCCCTCATATTCTTCTACTAAGGGGGTTTCCACCGACTGATAAGAAACTAGGCCCTGCTCATCAACAAAAAGCTCGCCCAACTCTGGATCTTCAACGTCTTGCTCCATCTCACGAATCAGAGAGCCAGGAAAGGCTAACTTAACACCTATAGGCACAAACATTCCGTAGACACGCGCATCCAATTCATCCTCACCATACTCCTCTAATAGCCGCTGCTTTGCTTCAGGAGGAATATAGGGGTTATCCAAAAGGCTCCAGTTATGGAACTCAATGCCCTTCTCTCGGCGCGGCAAATACAATTCCTCGTAGACCCATGAGATCCCGCGAGATCGTTCGTAGATAGGCGTCATCGTCCCAAGCATAAATCCATCCCGGTCAGTAAGACGCTGACGGCATTCCTGATAGACGTCGATAGGCTGCTCCTCATCCAGGTGAACCTTACCCAAGGATGTCCCCTGAAAGGTGCGCCGTTTCTGGGTAGCAAACTTAAAGCGAATAGAACTGCCGTTGACAAACTCGCAGAGATGATCCGAGAACCCGGCTTTCCGAGTCCAGGTAGTGGAATCCTTGACCAGCTGCCACCCCATACCTAACTCATCCAAACCTAAAACATGCTCAGCAAAAGTTTGTTCAATGACATCGATTGAGGTCTCCTCGGTATCGGAGACAATCCACATAGGAAAGGGTTCGTGAAAACGCTCTGACGGCCCCAGCGTGATGGGATCCAAAAGCATCATATCGCAGAAATCTTCGACAAGGCCGCGCAGCGTCTTGCCGGATCGATTGCCGCATACGTCCCACTTATTTCGGGCATGCGAACGATGCGTGCCTACCTGCGCTGGGTTCCCGCTAGTCCCCTTGAATGGCTCAAAGCGCATCGCCGGAACCGCCATAAGACGCCAGACATCCTTGAACTCCTTGGGATTCTCAGCCTCGAAAAGGGTCGCCAGCCCTGGCTCCTCGTTCATCATACGAGCCAGCTGCGCAACTTCACTCAGATTCATTGAGTTTTTTCCTGGCCGGAGCGCCCGAGCCGTAACACTTGAAATAGATGTCGTCGAGCCTATGCGCGGGATAAACCCGATAACCAAGACTATCCCGACCAACCGTGATTAAGCCCTCGTCCTCCCAGCGACGCAAGGTGGCTTGTGATATGCCCATACGACGGGCAGCCTCACGGATGTGAAGAAATTCAGTCAGACTCACGAGTTTCCTTCACTAACTCAAGATAACGATGATCCTGATACATTTTAGTAAAAAGTTCAAAGTCCATTACGATTAATGGCTCGGCTCGATCGCGAGACAGAATAAGAAGGTCATTGTCGCCCTTCCACTTCTCTAGAGTGCGAAAACCTTCACCTGACTTCCGAGCTTTAACCTCGGCTCGGAGACTTCCAATTTGTACGTCCCCAGAGTAAGATCCTCCAGCTGCGCCGGAGAGAGGCACGCGCTCAGCTGTAATGCCCCTTTCCGCAAGGAGACCAACGACTTTCCGCTCGACGCGGTTGCCTTTGTCACGGCTGGCGCGGCCTCCCATCAGCGAGTAAAAAACAGGCGTTGTCGCTCCATGGTCTCCTCCAGGTCGACCGCCAGATGCAGCGCCCACATGTCATCGTAGGCGCGCAGCGTGATCGGCTCCCCGTGACGTGGGGTGATCTCTGGGCAAGAGATGCCGTCCGCATTGGCATGAATCACCATGCCGCTAAAGCGGCTCATCTGCGCCCGTTTGAGCAAGTTGCCGATCTTCATTGCGAAGTTGCACTGATCTTCGATTCGTGGAATTCATGCATCTGCAAAGCCAAGGGGTCGAACCGCTCTTTTGCTTTGGTATATAAATCCCGCGCCGACCGGTTTGAAGGTCGGTAGCGATCTATGAAATCAACGTCCGACATATTTGAGATCCACCCCTTACCGACGATAACCCAATTCGGCGACCGCTTCAAGTGGAAGGCATAAACAGTTCTCCGACTGCCTTGATCCCTATCCCGGCGTCTGTAACGCGGCAGTTCTTCGCGGCCAAGTTTCGTCGAAAGCAAGTTAGTCTTTTGTCTTTGTTGCAATATTTCGCCCCTTGTCAATATGGGTATATACACCTATATTAAGACCTATGGATATTCTTGTCAAGTACGACGAGGTGCCCGCCAATACACCCCGCATAGGCTTTTTTTCGCCCGACATCGAGGAACGGGCACATGCCATGGCCTCCCTCGTCGCTTATAAGAGAAAATGGAAGTGGATCCCCAGGGATTTGACACCCTATACCGACTGGTGGCCAAATATTGCCCGAGTCGAACTGCCCGAGAATTTATTGCCAGACCTTAACGCCGAAGCACAGCGACGCATTGAGAATAAACGCGGTCCCGCTGGACGCCAGGACCAGCGCATAGGACGCGGGAACCTGGATATGATGGGCGTGAGAGGAGAAGCCGCTTGGTGCATCTTCCTAGGACTAGATCCCAAACAAGTGCTTACCTTTGACTCTGACAGAAGAAAGTGGGGCGACCTTAATGTCCCTAATACACCCTTCGTCCTAGAAGTGAAAACCTGCATGACCCGAATGCCAAATCCACACATGATTCTGGCCCCATCAGTTCGTGAACGCAACCAAGCAAAAGCTTCCGCATACTGCCTAGCAATGCCCGACGCCTTCTTTCCTAAAGATTTAGAGAACTTCAAGAACTTCATCCTCGTAGGATGGCAGCGCGGAGGCTATGTGCGACGATACGCCCAGAAGCGACAGTTGGGGAAAAAGGCCGGGTGGTCGATAACCGTTGATGAGCTAAAACCACCCCGTGACCTTAAAGAAAGATTGAAGCGCTACCAATGATGTCTTTTCTTGACTTCGCACAACAAACACCGTATCATGAGAAGACTGCATGAATCGTATACTGAAGATAACCGATCACTTTTCCATCGATGTCAATCGGGCGCCAGAAGACGACCTGATAGCCTGCAGCCACTGTGGGCTAATCAAGATCGACGACCTCTTCTGGGCACACATGGAAAAGGTCGAAACCTTGCGCATCCGATGCGGATTTGGTATCCGGATGACCTGCGGATACCGATGCAAAGAACATAATGACGCCGTCGGCGGAGCCACTAATAGCCTACACCTCCATTTTGCTACGGATCTTCAGCCGTGGAAATCCAACGACAACCACCTCAACCTCATGTGCGAGATGGCCGCATCTATGGACTTTGATGGAATAGGCAAATATGACAGCTTCGTACACCTCGACAGCAGAGGCTTGCTCGATAGGCCGCAAGCCCGATGGGATTACCGCTCAAGATAACAAGTCCCATGGAACCCTACGCCCCCAAGATAACTTCTCTTAAAGACCTCTACCAAGCTTGCCTTGATAAATCGCGCAAAGACAACGACTACTTCGATCGGAATGCCAAATTCTTAGCTCAATATCTTGAAGACACACCCAGAAAACGCGTGCGACAACTGCCAGACACGGCGCGTGCGAGGGTGAAAATGTTGATGAGATACGTCTGAAATAAGACAAGCCGCCCATAGCGCGAGCGGCCATATAAACTCCTGACAGTCGCGCTAAAACTCCACCGCTTGAATGCGGAAAGCTGTAGCCAGTGTGAGGCGGGGACGCCCACCACAGTATGACCCCTGGCTGTATATCCAAGGGTTGGAGTGTCCTACTCCAGTAGGTTGCATGCCCCAGCTATAAAAAGCCTCTAAGCATGCCCATGCCTGACTGCAAACAGGTGCCTACAAACTTAGGAAGGGAGACGGGTGCCCCCGATCCTATGCGTCGGGGCGGTGAGCCTGGGTGGACCCGGGGTGGTCGGGAAGCTCAAGAGAAGAAAGCTGACCCTGACGTCGACGCCGCTCTTCCCATTGCTCCAGAGGCGAAGCCTTCGGACGACCCAAAGGCTCATGACGGCCGTCAACCCTCTCCTCCGCTTCCATAACCTCACCCTCTTCAATCACTTCTATAGACGGCGGCTCCACTTCTACAGGTGTGGCCTTAGGAATGTCCTCCTCTAATGCCACCGCCATCTCTGCACGAGCCGCCAAACCACTGCGGCGGTCTACTCCCTCAACACTGATCTCTACCTTCCGACCCTTTGCCTTCTCTAACAACATCTTAGCGCCAGATACCGCAGACTCTAACATCTCCTCCATGCCACCACTGGGATGTAAGGCCGTAGCCAGCTGCTGGTCTGTTAGCGTCTTGCGAACAAAATCCAAGTAAATCTCCGCCGCACGGATACTACCACTCTCAGCCGCATCACCCAACGTCCGAAGTATATTCGGGACGCGGAATAAACCGCCCAGAGCTACCCCCTGCAAAGCGTGCTTTACCCCAGCATCCGTACGCAAAAGCCTTGATAAAGATGCCACACTCACACCCTGCTGAGTTGCAAAACTAGGCAAATCAATCGCCTCGCCTCGCAACTCAGCAGGCGTTCCCAGCCAATCCACAAAACGTTGCTTTAAAGCCTTCTCGCCGTCCGTCTCTACTAATGACTTAGACATCCTCAACTTCCTCAAGGTTTTAGTGATCCTACATCCGGGAAGCTTCTCTCACCTACCGGGGGGTAACCTTCAGGGGGGAACCGCCCCCTAGGGGGGCCTCCACCGCGCGGCATTCGTATACGCACCCGCATACGCGCGCCGAAGCCTAACGCAAGACTCAACCTACACGTAGAAGCCAATGTCCGACATACTAAGTTCCACATCACATCAGCTTCACTTCTACTATATACATACCCGTCGCTTCGCGCCAGTTCGCACCCACAGCAACACCGGTCATGGGCTGGTGCTAGCCTGGGAGTAGCCTGCCTGCCTGGGTCGCCGAAAGGTACGCGGGTCACGGTGTCAAGTGATCCGCAGGGCGTGCATTTCCAAGGCGCTCTCGGCGCGTGCTGCGGATCCTGGGTGTGAGGCGGTTGATTCTATTACGGCGTGGGCCTCACATCCCTCCGTAGCACGCTTGTTCGCAAGCAAATGCACAAGCGGACACTGGACACCTACGGCAGTGCACTCGCTACTCTCCGAGGCGCGTATTTCGGCAAGCACCCAGACAGGGCAGTAGCGCTTTGCTGGGACACTTAGGAGATAGGACATGGAAGCGCACGAGTTGCCTCAACGCATCGAAGCTCGACGGAAGAAGCTCATGAACAATTCACTTTCAATTACGCATGGAGGACAGGTCATGCGCACGATGAAGCCGGACTTCGGTCCAGACAACAAGCATCACTTCTACCCTCGCCCCTTGGAGGAGATGTCGGACGACGAGCGGGACCGCTGGCTGGGTAGGACGCCACGTTCCAAGCGCGTTCGTGGGTTGGAGCCGCGCAAGGCGGAGAGCAGATTACACGCCATGAACATGGCTCGGAAGCTGTCTCGACGTCGTGGGGCAAAGCCGCCCATCGAGGTAAAGGTGGTCTACTGCGCCAAGCGTGGCTGGTGGGTATTCCCACAGCGCAGCCCCAAGGACGTCACGCTTGAGCGCGGTCTCTTCTACGACGGCGTTTACACTCACCCCAAGCCCTACCACAAAGAGGATGAGATGCCGCCAGCGTGGGACATCTGTCTTCAGACGTGGGATGGCGAGGACATCTCCATCGAGGTCCATGAGTTCGACGCCCGTGTAGCCCAAGGCAAGGCCCTCGACAAAGGGCCGGCAGGTGCGAGGGTCATAGACTGCATTCAGATAGACGCAGACCGAGGTGCATGGCTGGCGGAGGTCAGTGCAGCACCGGGTGCCAAGGCGTTGCCGCCGGAGCAGGTGGACGAAGACGCCGAGGTGCGCCAGCACGAGGTGGCTACGTGCCAGCAGCTACCGGACGACAAGCCGAGGGTAGACGGCCTTGTAGCTGCTGCCGAGGAGGCTGGATTCGACTACCTCTCCGGCGACTACTACCTGGGAGAAGACGCCAAGCCGGTGGCTGAAGCCATAGCCATTGCGGTCACCCGCAGCGAAGCCGGCGTCGCCCACGCCGTAGCAGTATAACCTCTGCCCGCCGGGGAGCCTTCGGGCTTCCTGGCGGGTTTTTTTAGTTGTCTTGCCTTTCAATTACGGGGTGGGTATGATGGGCCTGGGGGGCGAACGCAATTAACCCGAAGCTCTAAGGAGTAAAGCCGATGAAACTGAAAACAGAATCTCCCATGTTATCTCGTCCTCCTGAGGTGTTTCAGAATGTGGAAACGCAAGAAGACGACTGCCTATCCACTTGCGTCATAGACGGCGCCCGGTACTACTGCACTCTACAGGAAGACCACGATGGCGACCACCAAGCAGAAGGCTCTGACGATCACATCCACGCCCACTGGCGTCACACGCCAAAGACAATTCCGTATTAGAAAATTGTTGGACATTCATTCCATTACGCGTTCAGCGTTCACCTCGTAACAGGAGAGAATAGTCATGCCAGAATTGAAGATGCCGAACCTGAACCAGCTAACTGTCTCAGGCAGGCTCACGCAGGATCCGGATGTCACCAGCATGGCCAGCGGCCAGGACCGCGCCTACTTCCGCATCGCTGTCAACCGCAGCTACAGGGTTGGCGAGGAGTGGAAGGAGGAGACCAGCTTTTTCAGCGTTGTTGCCTGGGGGCATGCTGCTACTCGTGCGGGAGAAAACCTGTCCAAAGGAGACCCCGTTATCATCGAAGGGCGTCTTCGCAGCTACGACCCGCCTGCTGGAGATGACGGAGAGCGTCGCGCCTCGGTAGTCGAGATCACAGCACAGCGCGTTGTAAAGCTCACCTCCAACGGCGATAGCAACGGCGATAGCAACGGCCACTCCAGCGAGGAGGACCGCACCAGCTTCCCGCCCGAATCAACCGAATACTCCGACCTTTAAGGCACACGCCCAGCCCACAGGCGCTGTGCCACGTGGGCGCTCCCCACCCCCCTGTCCTCCGGGGAGCGCCCACACATTAAGGAGAAGAGCGATGCTCCCTGCAGTCGAATCCTTCATACAGCGACACATAACCTTCGAACGCGCACTTAAAGCAGTGAATTTCACGCCAGAAGACTGGAGTCTATACCCTCCAATCAAACAATGCCGACGGTACAGCCAAGAACGGATCCACAGCGTCGCAGTTGACCTGAATGAGGGAGTGCGATTAGCCTACGCATCCAGCCCCGATAAGAAAGTGTTTAAAGAGAGGATGCTTAAGCTGCTGAGTATACACAAAGAGTGTATCTCTAATACTAACAGTTTTCACTGGCTAATTAACGACATTTCTAACTACCTCTATGGGCCAAGGGCATAATGCCCCAGAAAGCATTGTAACCGCCGCGACTCTAATGAAAGACATTCCCACCCACTGGACCTGCCCGTATTGCCAGCAAGAGAACACCCACTATCGACATTGCGACACAGCTTGTCGGTGCGGCCGATGTGAATACATGGCAGAATGGTGGGATGTAGATTTCAATTTTTCATTACAGCGATGGTATGCAGAAAAAGATCCACTCTCACATCACTATACCGAGAGAGGGGGTCAAGTCCGCAACAAGGCCAAATTCAATCGCTTTGGTGAACCGTATGGAGGCAATTAGATGAATGGCCGGTTTTATTGGAGACGCAATCAGGATCTACAAGATATGAAGAATATGGAAGAGATTTTCCTCATCTCTACACCCAAGTTGCTGGAGGAGAAGGTGCGACTGCAACTAGAACTACAGCGTCAGATGGATCAGTTGCACGACCGTATGGAGCATGTCAGACTTGAGATAGAAGACATCTCTGCTGACCTTGTAGCCCCCGACTATGCATGCTTTGACAAGGAAGACTATGTCCTTCAAGATGCGCCATGAGAAATAATCGCACTAAAAAGGTGAAAAATAAAGACAGTTTTCACTCTTTCATCTACAGGGAGAAAGACAATGGCTGATGAAACTCACATCCTAACATACTCGGACAAGAATGCCCGTGAGGTTACCTTCGATGAGCTTCCTCATATCCAGCCCCTTGAAGAGAAAACAGCTACCTATACACCACTTCCGCACTACGACTTTGCCCAGAATGTAGCCCGACTGGGTGTTGAGATGCTGGGACCGCATGGTTTCGAGTTAAACGGCAGTCGCATTGTTGTAAACAAAGACGCCGGCCGTATGTTTATGGTGCAAGCTTTCAATCACAATGAGAGAAGTGACCTGAAGCTAGCCGTAGCTGGACGCAACTCAACGGATAAGTCATGCTTGGCTGCTGTAGCCATCGGCGCCCAGGTGACAGCATGTCTCAACCTGTGCATAGGCGGTAAGATCCGCGTTGTACGCAAGCATACGGGAGACATCTTCTCCTACCTGAATGACAATCTGGTGCTAGCCTTTCACAAGGCCACCGATGGATGGAACGACATGCAGGCAGATGTAGAAGCCATGAAGAAGTCCACCCTTGACGACCGTGAAGCATGTCGTCTCATTGGACAGTTTTGGCACTCAGGTCTCCTCATGCCGCAGCAGATGACGGCCGTGCGCAAACGCTGGGAAAATCCCCCGCAAAACGAGTTTAAAGATCGAACACTATGGTCGCTATACAACGGTGTCACTGACGTTTATAAGCAGCTGCCACCGACAACAATAATGCAAAAGCACCTGAAGTTACATGCCCACATGCGAGAGGAAATATTGTATCCCGAGAAACAGAACGAACGGGAAGAGCTGTTACTTGCCGGAGATCACGACGTCGACACCCACGAACGAGCAGAATAAAAGACTCTGCGCTGCGGCAGCAGCGAGGATTAAAGGGGCTGAATCCTAAGTTAATTCTCAGGATGTCGCTTCTGGGGAAGGCGAATAGCGATCTGTGCCAGCGGCAAATGCGACGCTTCTGCCGAAGCTAAGTTCCAACTGACCCTGGCACGGGTAAGTGACGCTTTAAAGGTAGGCAGCAGGGGAACACTGCCCAGAGTCTATAGACGGAGAAGAGTAGGTATGCCTAGTAGGTCCGCCAGGGCCCTCGCACCGAAAAGCTACTGAGCAAATCCCTGCCATGACCAGCCAGAGAAACGCTATCTGGCCGCAGGTTCTTCTTCGTCTTTTATTTAAAATGGAAGCCGGTGCCTCTGTCTGGGGAGGGAGAGGTTAACGCCGTTGAGACGAACCACCTCACTCCAAGAGGAGAGCGCCAGGGAAAGCCCCCGGCGCAGGAGGATCCGAACGTCTCCCGGTTCACCGGCTTCCACTTTAATTTTTTTGACTCGAAACCCAGCATAGGATCAGCCAGCTATGAAAACATTGGTAGCCCTCACCGAAAAGCAAATATACGTCATCATGAGCGCCCTTCGTTATTATCACTTGTGGAGTGGGCACCCGATCGTCGAACGGGGGGCGGGGAGGAGTGCCTTCAAAGCGTTGTCGGAGGCACTGACCCCTTACGAGAATCGCGAAGATCGCGGGGAGGTGACCCATGGAAATAAAGGCAACACCTACCACTCAGATAAAAGTTGAGTTATACTGCACGCGAAAAGAGCTTGACCACATCTATGACATAGTAGATGCGATCAAAAGCCATTCTGGCATGACTATTCTCTTAACTGACTTTTTAGAGTTTGCGCACGGCCGCAGCAATTACTTCGCAACCTTAGATAAATTATCCCTGTCCTTATCCCTGGCTTACAAGCAGCTTTCGCTCAGCAACAAGCAAGGATCTACGGATGACACCCACACAACGCCTGATGCAGATAGTGAAAATAGCGATGAAAGCGGACCATAAAATCATTGATCAATTTACTATGGGTTCTCAGACGTTCTACACTGAAGCAAACTCACATGCCGACTTCTACGGCCGTGCCCTTTCCCTGGGGGTTATTGACCAAAAGGAGTACGAGGAGATCAAGGATTCCTTCAACGGCTACAGCTGGTCTGTGGCTCATAATCACTAATGACCACCCGAGAGTTATTTGAATTACGTGTGCGAGAATTTGCAGTACTAGCAGACGACTTTGGGCAAAAACACAACCTAAACTCCATCGACATGGCTGGCATAAGCGGAGGACTGGCAGCAGCAGCTATTATCCACATTGGCAAAGAACATCCAAATAAGGCGATCGAAAGCCTCAATCACATCATAGACAAGCTTGAAATTGTTAGACAGGAGATCATCCGTGGCACAGCACAAGAGGGCGGGTGACCATTTTATCCGATTTAGAATACCAAAAGACGAATATATTCAGTTACGGGACCACTGCCACGAACATGACATGACTGTTTCTGAAATGGTTCGTCTGTGCCTGCGAACAGTAATGAGGCAAGAAGAAGCCAACTTCACCGAAAGGAAAGCCAGTGTTCGACGAGAAGCAGCTGAAAGAACTAAGGAAGGACCTGGACAAGAAGCATGTTAAAGGGCGCAAGCAAGCCGGTACTACGCTCTCTTACATCGAATCCTGGCATGCCATCCGAGAAGCCAACCGGATATTCGGAGAAGGTAACTGGTCCCGAGAACTGCGAGACCTTGATCTAGTAGTTCCTCCACAGGAAAGACAGGGTGGAACTATTCTAGTCGCCTACGTAGCTACCGTACGTATTCATATCCACGATGGAGAAAAGTCTCTGTTTCGAGATGGAACTGGATACGGCTCCGGCATATCCAAATCAGTCGGGGATGCCTTTGAAGGTGCCGCAAAAGAAGCTGAGTCCGACGCGATGAAACGGGCACTGATGACATTCGGATATCCCTTTGGGCTGGCCCTCTACGACAAAACTCAAGAACATGTAAGCACTGGCGTAGACATCGAGAAAAAAGAACCTCCAAAGAAAGAATCGCCAAAGAAAGAATCGCCACCACCAACGCCTCGATGGGCGGCTTCGCTAAAGAAAACAACACAGGCACAGATGGACATCGAACAAGTGCGTAAGGATATTGAGTCAATCCTAGCCAGCGGAGACAAAGAATGGACCGATTTACTCGACAACTTTGCCATCCTTCTGGGCGACCGATACTATCACGCTGGCGCCCCCACCAACTTCCCTGAGTTCTGCGGCATGATAGACAAGGTAAAGAAAGAGCTGGGTGACGACCCTTGGTACTACGACCTGTGCAAGTCCTTTAAGATGAAAAATCGCTCCGACGCTTCTAATAACCCTCGAAAGATGACTCTGTTTATCTGTATGATCCAGTCCGAAATTCTAAATCGCAAATCATAAAGCGAGCATACCGTTGAGTCATAAAGCGAGCAGTAAGAGTCAACTGGAGCTGACCTGCCGCATCTATAAGACTAATGCCGATGCCGCTCGTGCAATGGGCGTATCGAAAACCGGGCTTTCAAATATGTGTAAGCGACTAGGCGTAGAGTCGCCAGCTGAGAGGAATAAGAGACTTAAAGAGCCAGGGAAAACTATCAGGAACAGGAAAAGATATAACGAGAAGCTATATCATATTTCTGATTCAAAAGCCTGAGAAGACCACTGACAGAACTGACAGAAGGCATGATCTGTCAGTTCTTGTCAGTTCTGTCAGTGGGATCTCCTTGCGACTCGATTAGAGGTAAGTATTACGAGGAATACTTACCTCTAATCTTCCAATCGTGGCCTGCGAGGTCGCCGAGGACGTCGCTCTCGCGGATCATACGCTTTAAGTCCAAGCAATTCGACAACATCCCTCTTACTATCTGGGACGCCAGTATCCTGCATTCGTTGCAGGGTTGATGGAACTGCCAGCTGCGTCACAGCCTCCATAACATTCCAATGCATCATCTCGACCAGAGTATCCGCAAAGGGACCAGAGATTGTCTCCATGACCCCTCCAAGAAGTCCATAGCGTGGCGTCCCCCTAACAACATCCGTCACTGTCTCAGTCGCTGGATGTTGAGATCGATCGCCGATATTAGTCGATGACCACCCAGATAATCCTGCGCCCAGAAGAAGACCATAAGCAAGGCCATGACGCAAAAGAGGCTGAATGCTCCCCTTATCTCCCTTCGTGCGCACATAGTCCATCGCATCCAGCACCATATCTCCAGTAAAACTCGTCTGATGAATGCGGTAAGAACTGAACATGAACAGCAACCGCAGCATAGGCGGCCTTAAAACAGGCGGTGTGCCCGCAACATTAAAAGGGAAATTAGCCTTCAAGGACAGCTGTCGCGCCTGATCCAATGCCTTGACATGATCCAGCCCCTGATCCCGGAATTGCTCATAGGCGCCCAAAACTACAGAAGAGCGATTGAAGCGCTCTGACCAACGAGATGGCGTTAACGCAGCATCTTGCATCATCTTAAAAAACGATCCAGCATCCACCAACTCGATAAACTCTTCCACCTTAGATGCGTCTGAGAGCATGCCAGACTCATTTAAGATCTCTTTCGGCGTGATGATACGCTCGCTACCATCGTCATTCCTTACTCGGGACCAAGCTTTGTCTTCCCACTGAGAGGGGTTATTCTTATAGAAGAAATTAGCAATGCCCCTTGAAGTATAGTCGGCATCCAACATAGGCCAACCATTAACCAGAGTTTGCGTTGTATTAATCAAGCCGTGAGCGAAGTTAATCCCAAGCTTGGCAAGCATCTGCGTTCGGTATATCTGCTGCAGAACAGGCTGCTGCAAATGAGGATCTGACAGCGCAACCCGAATGTCGTCAATCTTAAGAGCAGTCTTAGCTCGCATGCGCTGAGCCTTATTGCCCTTAATACGCTTCCCGGTAACATTATCTACCACCCGAGAACGATCGCCCAGCTGCTTTAAAAAGGCATCCGCCTGCGAGATCATATAACTACGATCATTCTCAGGCAGACCATTCCACTCCTGATCGGTCATGTTCAGACGCCGAAGAACCTGCCTCTCCTCGGCATCGCCTACCCACTCTACCGCTCCATCTACCAAGCGGTTAAACATATTACTATTGCGGAACTTTCCGGATATCCACTGTCGCGTAGGCGTAGACGAACCCAGCACATGCTTCATATAATCACGCCAAGCTGGACGAATCTGAGTGGCCCCACCCTCCCGTGTTTTCCGTGGCAAGCGGTTATAAAGGTAAAGGCCATAGTGGGCAATCTTCTCAGATGCAATGCGAGAACTTGCACCACGCAAATAGATATTCATGATTGTCGAAAAGTCGCCCTCAAATCCCTGCAGCCCCTTGGTGCGTGGGAGCAGATGCCCAAAGGGTCGTGCCCTTAAATCCGGCGCCTCTTCTTCAAAGACCTCTTCTACCTTCTCGCGCAGCTGACGTCGAGTGCGTTCACCTGGATCCAGCGTTAAATCAAGAAGAGCATCTCCCTTACCTGGCCCCAAGCGACCTGCCAACACTCGCGCTCGCATCTTGCCAGCATTGCCAGTAAAGACATGAGCAATGTAATTATTCAGCCGTTGTCCCTCCGGCAAGCCTAGCTCATCAGCTACTTCCTTGAGAAGCTTTCTCGAAAGCTGATAGGCTTCCCGCATCCCCTGACGCTCCAGCTGAGATTTAGCCCAATCGCTCTCTACTCCCTCATCAAGAAGACGCGTCAGGGTGTGCGCACGCTCACGCGCTGCATCAAGCTGAGTACTCTGACCTCGAACGCGGGTCACCAACTCTGAAGCTACCGTCCGTGCCCCTGGAGATGGCATACCAAGAAGCTTGTTTATTTCCCTAACCTGATTCCACCAGCCCGTAAAACGACCCTGATCTTCCTCGATCCAGTTTAATATCTTCCACTGAGCCTGCTGAGTAGAAGCATTGCGGCCCATAGAAACCCGCGAGGTATTTGAAAAAAAGCGATACCAGGGCTGGATATCCACCATCTCCGCATCGGTAGGAACTGCCTGATAAGCAGAATCCGTCATCTCTTCACGAAGCTTTACTGCCTCCCCAGGATGCTCATCCCCCTTCGCGAAGAAATTGTAAATGGCATCTTCTTCCTCGGCCATCTTCACTGAGCGTGCCTGACGAAGATCACCCAACGCCTGGATAGCCTCTTCCTGTGTCATCTTTTCAGGCACCATATCCTGGCGCACATCAACACCACGTACAGACAACTCGTCAATAAGGCTGGCCATCTCTCCACGCATAGATGCCGTAGCTGTAGCTCGTGGATCACCCAGCATAAACGAGGGTGTATCAAGCTTGTGCGCCGGCATGTTAGTGAGAAAGCCTCGGTACTCAGGCTGATTTCTCAAAAGAGCCTGATCCGCTAACTCAGGTACAAACTCTGCCCGCAACCGGAACACCGTCTCCAATAGCTCGCCAATCTCCTTGCCTTGCATAGGACTTCCATGAAGCTGCTGGCGAGAGTAGATGTATTCAGAGACATCCTGACTGCGTGCTGACATTAAAAACATAGACTCGGTCTCGTTAAAACGAGCCTTAGAATCTGCCAACCCCTGCAAGCGCTCCATGCCCTGACGCTGACGCGGCGACATCCGCATCAGGAGACGCTCACGGTCAGGAATACGCATCAAATCATCGGGTGACAGCGCTCCTGGATATACCAGCGGTGCTGGCTCCAGCATCACCTCACGAATAGCATAGTCCGAATCCTCAAAACGCAACCCATGATAGACTCCCGAAGGCAACGGAGGCACATAGCTGTCTCCCAATGCTAGCGCATTAATCCGATCTTCATAGGCAGCTTTGCTCTCCTTCGGAAATCCCTTAAAAGCTTCGCGTTGCGGCACTGTAGCATGCATCAATTCATGGCGCAATGAGAAGGCTTCAAACTCCCCATAAGTACGGAAGGCATTCTCCGGAAGAGGCTTCACCCCCGGAACCTGAGGCTTAGTCCATGCCTTATCGCGGAATTTCTCCTCTAAGGCCGGGCGTGAGATCAAAACCTCGTTGCCAGTGTATCGGCCACCGATCAGCTTATCTTCTTCTCCTGGACGTGAAGGGATATGATCGACATAACGGACCTTGACATTACGCGCCACCCGCTGCATGTGCTGATCAACAGTCTCTCCCAATCGGGGGAAAGCATTCTCGCCAAAGGCAGTCTCGAAATCCGCGTCTGGCATACGCTCCGGCCCCAAGAAGGCATCCGCTGAAGCCTGCTTCTCCCAAGGCGGCGTTAAGTCAGGAGCTTCGTCGACAGGAATTGGCTCTTCAGGCCCAACATAGGTTCGAGCCTCAAGATCCTCTGGCTCAATCGGAGTAAAAGCCCCCTCACCCGTAACCATCTTCTCAATTTCTGCAAGATCGTGGTTAATTTCAGAGGTTCTCTTCCCCCTGCTTTCTCGAACCCGTTTTAGAAAACGACCACCTACATTAGCTAGAGCCTCACCGCCTACACCCAGCGTCATCCAAAGAGCTACCGTATTGCCTATCTGGTCCAAATCGTCTGTCCGCCATATCTCGGCGGAAGTTGCAACACCTGTCTCTGGGAGCATAGCTGCAGCAGTTTCTCCCGTCCATACAGCACCCCGTCCCACTCCGGTCTCTGCACCCTTACCAAGAAGCTTGCGAACAGCCTGCCCTGCGACAGGAGACGCTACCCGACGTCCTATATTAAATAGACCCGTGCCAGTGGCACCACCACCCAGCAGTCGGCCAAGCTCTCGGGAGGGCGTTACCTCTCCCAAGATAGGTATATCGGTCTTATAGGCCCCTGGCACCTCATCCAATTCCAGAAGGTTGAAGGAGGCGCCTTCCGGTATACCCTTGCCAAAGGCCGCTAGCTCTTGCAGAAGATCATCACCAAAGGTCTCAAATGCAGAAGTATCATAGCCTCGCTTACGCAACGAGGCTACAACCTCTTCTTTCGTAGCATCACCTCGCTCAATCTGAGAGCGAAGATTTTCAATGATCCTCTGAGAAAGCTCAGGCATTATTCAAACTCCTAACGTCGTAAAGACACCAAAATACGGTCTATCTCTTTCACCATCTTTCCCCAATCCATAAGCTTAGCAGAATCCTTAACACTATTTAAAACATTCAAATCAACTGGATCTTGCTGCAATGCCTTCAAAACGTCATACCAAAGACGTCTATATGGTCTCACTCTATTAGTTTTACTTCGTGAATTATCCATTCTTCCTAACTCATCAGGAAGAATTTTATTAAAAGCTTCATTTGAAACCTTCGTATCTACCCGAAGTTCCACCCTTCGAGATTTGCCTCCTACCTGTTTAGCCGAAGTAGCTCTACGAGGTAGCGAATAAATACCGTATTCTATCTGCTTATTGCGGACAGTATCATTGTCTGAAAGGCCATCTCCAACATCATCTTTATCTACCCTAGGTCCAGGAGGAGGAGATACATCATCACCTTCATCATCACCTTCATTATCCGTCTCCCTTCGTGCCCGATCTAGAGGGTCCTCACTTCGATCACCTCCTAGATTATCTAGCTCAGTTTTAAGTTCATTATAATCTTTCATCAGGGCAGTAGCTTCATCCCTGTTGCCAATATCCAAATGAGACTGTACTTCCCTTAGAGTTAAATTCATTCTCGTCAGCAAACGACGTTGCTCAGCATGAGGCTTAGACATCACTATCGGCATCCCGCCTTTCTCAACATCTAGGATATAAACAGTGTCTTCATCCTGAGTGATGTAGAACTGGCCTGTCTTTTGATCATAAGCGACCTGTTCCGCTTTAATGTCTAAGCCTCTGTTCCGTAAATCCTGCTCAATTCTACGCCAGCTCGCGTCATTTCTCAGCTGGCTCATATTATAATAATTATCGTTGCTAACACGCCGAGACTCAGTGTTGGCACGCTGCTGATCGATCCTCAGACTATCTCGGTCTATTTGTTTCTCCCATTCTGCGATCTTAAGGTTAGTATAGCTAGCCAACTTCGCTTGTTCCATGGCTGCCTCTGTTTGAGTCTTTACATTCTCCCGACTGGTAGTCTGCGGGTGGTAAGGCGCAGCCTCCCAAGAGGTGGGATCCAGAGCCTCTGGCTTGCCTCCTATAATATCCCGCAATTTCCCCATAATCCCGCCGCCAGCCGAAGGTCGTGGCCTTAAGCC